GGGGGGATTCTAGGGGTGAGTATGGGGTCCAGGTTATAGACACAGACAGAGACAAAAGACATAGACAGGGAAAGGGACAGAGGACAGCGACAGCCACAGGCAAGCATGCGCGCGCGCTTTTGTCAGGTTCGAAAGATTGTCCGCGCGAAGGGACAGCGACAGCCACAGACGACAGCGACAGCCGACAGGAACAGCCACAGGCACAGGCACAGGGACACCCACAGCGACACGCACAGGGCACAGGCCACAGCCCACAGACCACAGAGCCTGCCAACCTGCCTGAATCTGACCAGGGGGGCGGCGACCGTGCCGCCGGGCGCAACAGCCGCTCCCCGTCAGTTCTCGCCGGCGACGCCGGCCGGCTGGGGGACTATCTGCACTGGAGCGATCCGTTGGCGATGGACTTTGCCCGGAGGATGTTCCGCGCGATCCTGGGCCGGGAGGCCCCGCCGGACGCTACCACGGCCTCTAGGAGCGATCGGAGCGTCTTGGGGGCCTGGGCATCGGCCTGGGTCAAGAAATTCAGCCACAGCCTCAATCCGGGCCAATTCCAGGCCTTCTGTGAGCGGGCCGAGCGCGACGTGGCCAAGAAACGCGGCAAGGCCGGGGTGCGAAACCTCGGGGCGGTGGCGATGGACAAGATCGTGCCGGGGATCGTCAAGAGTCTGGCACAGGAGAAGTCGCGATGACCAACGCCAAGAAATCCAAGAAGCGGCCGCCGGCCGAAAAGACGAGCGACCAGAAGCGGACCGCAGGACCGTCCCGACGGTCTCCACGGTCTCCGAGCGCAAAACAATTCCCTGCGGAACTGGGAAAAGGCCCAAAACGGACCGATGTCGGCTACGGTCGGCCCCCGAAAGAGTACCAGTTTGCCCCCGGAGTTTCCGGCAATCCAGCGGGCACGCCGCCGGCCAGGGCCAATCTCTGGCGGCATATCTGCACCTTCCTGGAGGCCGGGGAGGCCCAGGCCCGCACGGCCCTGAAGGACCCGACCGAGCCCCTGGCCCGGAGGATCGCCGCCAAGCAGGCCCTGCAGCTGCTCCAGAAGGGACTGGGCGGCGTGGCGCTCCAGGCGACGATGCGGATGTGGGACCGGGACGAGGGCCGCCCGGTCGCCCATGTGGTGATGGACAGTCCTGACGTGCTCACGGCGCAAGAGTGCGAAGAAATCCGCCGAGCGATGCGGGCGGGACGGGAGGGCTCGGATCGCCCATGCTGACGGATCGGCAGATCGCGATGGTCGGACGCAAGATCCTGACGTATCGGGCGCTGCCCGAGGCCCGGAAATTCCACGCCTCGGGGGCCAAGTACCGCTGGTTCTTCGGCGGCAATCGCTCCGGGAAATCCGAAGCGAACATCGGATACGACCTGTGCTCGCTGGCCCTGGGCGTACATCCGTACCGCGTGACGCCGGCCGGCGCGGTGATCTGGGCGATCGCGCCGACCTGGGACATGGTCGGCAAGATCCTCTGGCAGGAAAAGATCAAGGCCTATCTGCCGATGAGACGACTGCGAGGGATCGTCTGGCACAACAAAGGGGCCGACATCCCGAAGGAGCTAGTCCTCGACACCGGCATTCGCATCGAGCTCAAGGCCTTCGAGCAGGGCCGTGTGGCGTTCCAGGGCCGGGCCGTCGATGCGATCTACTGCGATGAGCAGTGCGAGCACGATTCGGCCTCCATCCTGGATGAGCTGGTGATGCGTCTGGCGGACCGAAACGGGTTCCTCGCCTGGTCGGCGACCCCGCTGATCGCCCAGGACTGGATGGAGAAGCGACAGCGCGATCCCGGACCGCAGGATGCGGTCTTCCACGCGGACCTCAACGACAACCGGGCCAGCCGCGGCGGCTACATCGCCGACGCCGAGATCGACGCCCTCATCGCGGCCTGGCCCGAAGAGGTCCAGGCGACGCGGATCCAGGGCCGATTCGCGGCGTTTTTGGGCGCGGTCTACAAGACGTTCCGGCGGGATGTGCACGTATGCGACGCCGAGCTGCCGCCGGACGCCGAGCACTACCAAGCGATCGATTTGGGCTATAATAACCCGTTCGTTTGCTTGGCCGCCGCCCGGTACGGTCCCGATCGGCGATGGCACGTCTACGCCGAGCACTATCAGGCCAGAGAATCGTTGGCCTGGCACGCGGCGAAGATTCGGGCGATGACCGGGCGCACGCGGATCCTCGCCCGCTGGGCCGACCACGATGCCCAGGATATCCACGAGTTGCGGCAGTTGGGGATCGTGACGCTGCCGGCCAAAAAAGACGTGCGGCTGGGGATCGAGCTGGTCCAGGCCAAACTCAAGGTCCAGCCCGATGGGCGGCCCCAGTTGACGATCGCGCCGCGGTGTGTCCACACGATCCGCGAGATGCTCGCCTACCGATGGCGCCAGGGGACCCAGACGCGGGACCCGCGCGATGAGCCCGAAAAACAGGATGACCATTGCCCCGATGCCCTGCGGTACTTGTTGTACAGCACGGAGGGGGCGAGATACTTTGGATCGGACGCGATATGAGCCTGAGCCTGAGACAGACCCCTGTCGATCATTTCCCGGTGGACCAGGATGTGCGATACTCGCGGATCTTCGCCGGGGCAATGTGGCCGGGCGTGCGGCCGGGCTGGGTGGTCGTGGTGGGCGAGCACGCGATCGAGCACCTGGCCGGCCAGCCCTGCCTGGACGTGCTGGATGCGGCGGATTCGCCGCGGCTGGACCGGCTGATCTCGCTATTGGCGGCCTGGCGGGACTACTATCATCCGGAGCGGGTCCTGGCCGATGCGCGCAACCTCGCGGCGATGACGATCTGTCACGACTACGCGCGACGGGGCCTGCGGGTGGAGCATTCGGGGCTCTGTGACCTGCCTGGACCGATGGCGTACCTCATGCCGCTGCTGCAGCGGATCTACAGCGCTGCCGGATCGCCGGGCGATCGGCTGCGGGTCCCGCCGGCCTCGCCGCTGGCGGGCGAACTGCTGGTGGTCCCTGCCCACGAGGACCCGGCGGCGTTGGCGCTGGGAGAGTATCCGGCGGTGGCGGCGCTGGCCTTTGCGGCGTTGGCGCTGGAGCTGTCGCGGCCGGACGCGACGAGCCTGATGCCGGAGACCGTACGATGACCCCCAGACAGATTGTGCGAGTGCAGACCCAGCCGCGCTGCGACTGCGAGCGGCTGGGCCGGCGGGTGACGCTGACGTTGGCCTGCGGACACGTAAAGATCATGAAGGCCTCGCAGGCCCCGATCGCAAAGACCCATTGCCCGCAGTGCGAGCAGCTTCGACTCCGACAGACGACAGGACAGACGACAGAAATGGCGAAAGGAATGGCAAGCGATGACCAGACATGACCGACGTGCCAGATGGGGCCCGGTGATCGGCCGGCTGCCGGATCTGGAGCCCACGATGAGGATCAGCTACGAGCGGTTCGCCGATCCGGCCCGCTGGCGGCGGATGGCGGAGGACCTGGGCATCACGATCCGCGAGCTGCAGGTGGCGCTGCTGATGCTCAAGGGCCTGTCTCTGGCGGAGATCGCCTCGAAGCTGGGAATCAAAAAGGGCACGGTGCACACGTACAACCAGCGGCTGCACCAGCGGCTGCGGGTGCGCAATCGCGCTGAGCTGGTCACGACGATCGTGCTGGCGTCGGGGATTCTGCTGGAGGAGTGACCTCTGACTCCTCTGACTCCTATGGCTGATCGAATGACCTTCGGCCCTGGCTTATGGTCATAGACGCGACCATTTTGCCGAAAACGGAAAAAAATTGGAATTTCCTCTTGACCTTCGCCGAAAGACTGCGTAGAGTATACGCATACAGACGCCCCGATGCGGTGTGGGTAGCACCGAGATCGGGACTCGCTAACACCTGTTCAGGAGGTCATCTATGAGCACCACCACCTCGCAAGCCAAGACCACCAATAGTCTCTACACCCAGAGAAAGGACCCAAAGATGACAAACAATGCTCCGCTGACCCGCCAAGAAGCCAAAGACGCAATCGAGCACGCTCTGTCCACTACGTCCAGCGGCCGTGTCCATGCCTACACCCTGGCCGATCGCATCTGCCGCCATGACGCCGTGGGGCGGATCTCGTCCCAGGACCTCCAGACCTTCGAGTCCGTCGCGTCGCAATATCTGCGGGACGCCAACGGCTGCTACCTCATGACCGAAGAATGCGCTGAGCGGGACCGACGGTCGGCCGCGCGGGCAAGAGCCTGGGAGCAGCAGCGGGCTCGCGAGGAGGCGGCCGGATTCACCGCCGCATCCACGGAGATGGCGATCGGACGGGTGGTCTGGGAATACCACACGCCCTCCCAAATCCACACGCTGGAGGGAGCCGATGGCCATTGCCCCCGCTGGGTGCGATTGCTGGCGGCCCGAGTGTGGCCTAACGCCGGGGGCATCCAGACGGTGCGGGTCCGCGTGATGGCCTCGGCCCTCACGCCTACCCACCAACCCATCGGCATCCAGCAGATCCTGCTGGATCTGTCCCCGGAGCTGATGGGGATCGACGCGACGGAGATCGGATCGTGCGAATCGTGCGAAATATGAATGTATTCCCAAAAGTATACAGGCCATGCCGCTGTTGGGGTCAAAACCGCGGTTTTGACCCCAACAAGGCCGCGGGGCGGTTGACTGCGGCATAATGGGGGCATGGCTGAGAATATCTTCCAAAAATGGGGTCGGGCGTCCCCACTCCTGAGCCAAGGGCTGGGCTGGGCCGGGTTCGCCAGGTATTGGATGACCAGCACC